GCCAAGCGCATACATACTCAGAGTAACCGGCCGATTTTTGGTGGCAGACAGTGATCGCTGAGCCGTTGCTTCCGCTGGCGCGGCCGGTGGCCAGCCTGCGCACGCTGGAGGGCAACCCGCGGCGCGGTGACGTGGCGGCGGTGAAGCGGTCGCTGCAGAGGTTCGGGCAGCGGAAGCCGATCGTGTGCCGTGAGGACGGGACGGTGACGGCGGGGAATCACACGCTGCTGGCCGCGATCGAGCTTGGGTGGGCTGAGATTGCGGTGGTGGGGTTCGCTGATGATGACGCGACGGCGAAGGCGTATGCGCTGGCGGATAACCGGACGTCGGCGCTCGGCAGCTTCGACCTGGGCGATCTGGCATTGATGGCGGCTGAGGTTCATGCGGTGGACCCGGAGTTGCTGCTGGCGGCTTCCTACACCGAGTCGGAACTTGCGCGGCTGATGGGCGGCCCGCTGCCAGAAGGATTTCCCGAGTATGACGAGGGCATCGCCGCTGGCATGAAGCCGCCGGAGGTGACTTGCCCGGAGTGCGGGCATGTCTTCGATCCGAAGGCATCCAGGGTTGATGACTAGCTATGCCGGAAGGCTCGCGGCTGCCTGGGAAGCTCACTTGGCACCGCGAGATGCTGATGCGCCGACTGTCGCATCAGTGTTCGCCGGATGTGGCGGTTCATCGCTCGGCTATTCGATAGCCGGTTACCGGGAGCTTCTTGCGGTGGAGTGGGATGATCATGCCGCCGAGGTGTTCCGGCGGAACTTCCTGGATGTGAAGCTGCATCATGGCGATATCAAGGATGTTGATCCGGGGATGCTCGGCCTGCGGCCCGGTGAACTGGATGTGCTGGATGGCTCGCCGCCATGCCAGGGCTTCTCCCAGTTCGGGCATCGCCAACTGGATGATCCACGCAACCAGCTATTCCGGCAGTTCGCCCGGCTGCTGATGGTATGGCAGCCTCGCGCCTTCGTGATGGAGAATGTGCGCGGCCTGATTGAGGGCATCATGCGCCCCCTATTCGCGGAGATGCTTACCGAACTCAAGACAGCCGGTTACCGGGTCTCGGCCCGGCTGGTTAATGCTTCCCTGCTCGGCGTGCCGCAGAACCGGCGGCGCATGATCTTCATCGGAATGCGCTCTGATCTCGGCATCGCGCCAGCGCATCCTGCGCCAGCCATGCGACCGCTCACGGTGCGGCAGGCATGGGATGATCTGGAAGCCCCCGGTGCTTTCAAGATTCCTACTGGCAAGTGGGCAAAGGTGGCCCGGATCACTGAGCCGGGCGGCCAGGGAAGCGATGCGCTCGCCGCTCGCGGCGGCAGGCGTGCTTACTACTCCTGCAAGCGGCTGCACTGGGATCGGCCGAGCAACACGATCGTGAAGGAGCCGGGACTCCTGCATCCGCGCGAAGATCGCCTCATTGGCATCCATGAGGCGGCGCGCATCCAGTCTTTCCCCGATCAGTTCGACTGGGGCGATGGCACATATGAGCAGATCCATGCTCGGATCGGCAATAGCGTGCCGCCGCTAATGATGCAGGCGATCGCTCATGAGGTGCGCCGCAGCCTGGAAGCCGCATGACTTCACCGCCTAAACCCCCGGCCGGGTTGTTGAAGCCGTCGCGGGACCGGTGGAACCAGTTCTGGCGCTCCACCGCCGCATCCGCAGTGGACCTGGACTCGGATCTGCCGCGCCTGGTGCGTTGGATCAAGGCCAGCGATGAATACGACCGCGCGGCGAAAGTGGTCAAGGCGTCGCGGCTGGTGCGCGGCAGCATGGGCCAGCCGGTGCTTAACCCGTTGATCAACTACCTGGCGAACCTGGAAGCGATGATCACGCGGACGGAGAGGGAGTTCGGGATGACGCCTGCCGCGCGGCGGCGCATGGACCTGAACAAGGCCCCGTCTGATGACGAGATCGAACGGTTCTTCGCCGAACTGGGCGCGTCCTAGGTTCGCCACGCCCCGCACGCCGGGGCGGCGGCATCTGGCGGACGGGATCGGGCGCACGGCGGCCATGCTCGGTTTCGAGACGCGCCTCGGGCCGGGGCTGATGCCGTGGCAGAACGAGCTGAACGCGCTGGCGACCGAGCGGGACGGCGCGGGCCGGTTCGTGTTCCGGCAGGCCGTGGTGGAGGTGATGCGGCAGCAGGGCAAGTCGGTGGACCTGCTGTCGATGATGGTTCACCGGGCGTTCTGGCGGCCGGGTTCGGTGATCGCCTACACCGCCCAGACGCACAAGGAGTCGCGGAAGCGCCTGATCGACTCCTGGTGGCCGCGGATCGAGCAGTCAGCGTTCGGCCGCCGGAACCTGATTGACATCCGCCGCGGCTCCGGTTCTGAGGCGCTGCTGTTCCAGAACGGCTCCATCCTCGAACTTGTCTCCCCGACGGACGTCGGCGGCCACGGCGACACGCTGGATCTGGGCGTGATCGACGAGGCGTGGGCGCACGCCGATGATCACATTGAGCAGGCGATGCGGCCGGCGATGATGACCCGCGACGCGCAGCTGTGGGTGGTGTCAGCCGCCGGGACGCCCAAATCGGAGTTCTTCCGCAGCAAGGTGGAGGACGGCCGCAGCAGGGCACAGTCCGGCGCGACGGATACCTCCTGTTACATCGGCTATTCGTTCGCCGATGACGAGGACCCGGCGGACCCGGAGGTGTGGTGGCGGCGCATGCCGGCCTTGGGGATCACCGTGACCGAGGACACCGTGAAGGCGGACCTGGACATCATGGATTTCGCTGAGTTCCGCCGCGCGTATGGCTGCCAGTGGCCGGATGTGGCGAACCCGGGGTGGGATGTGATCGGGCAGGATGCATGGGCGGCAACTGAACGCCCCCGGGGCCTGCTGTGAGCAACCCGGTCGCGTTTGGCGCGGCGATCAGTGAGGACCGCAAGCACGGGTCGATCGTGGCGGCGGGCCGCAGCGACACGGGGAAGATCCTGATCGACTTGGTGTTCTATGCGCACCCGCGGCTGCTGGCGGCGCGGGTCGATGAGTTGCAGGTGAAGCATGACCCGGTGGCGGTGGTGGTGAACCCGAAGTCGCAGTCGGGGACGCTGGTGAAGCAGCTCCGGGACCGGGGGGTGATCCCGCTGGAGCCGTCAGCGCAGGATGTGGCGGTGGCGCACGGGGAGTTCCTGGACCTGGTGAACGACGGCGGCCTGGAGCATCTGGGGCAGAAGCCGGTGACGGATGCGGTGCGGGCGGCGCAGCAGCGACCGCTGGCGGGGGCGAAGGCGTGGGAACCGCGCCTGGATGTGGATCAGGGGCCGATTGTGGCGGCGACGGGTGCGGTGTGGGGTTTCTTGCGGTGGGAGGAACTGTCTGCGCCCGCCGCGTGGACGCTCTAAGGGCCGGGTCCCACGGGTCCCGGGCCGCCTACACCCGGGACACATTCGGCGCATACCACGCGCAGGCCCAGCAGGACCCGGCCAGTTCGGAGGATAACGCAATGAGCATGTCGGAGACTGAGGCGGCGTTCGCGGCTGGGATGGCTGCGTGCGCGCGGGACCAGGCGGCGGGGATCGCGGATCCGATGGCGGGTGCGGTGGAGTTGGTGGCGCCGTATCCGATGCAGCAGCCGTATGTGCCGCCGGAGCCGGGCCCGGATGAGGGCCAGGGCGGCGTGACCTGACCCATGTGGCCGGTTGCCGTCAGGCCTGCCCAGGTACACGGGCATTCCTGACGGCCCCTGTGACCAAGTCCCCTGATGCGCATCGGGGGGCTTTGACTGGCTGGGAGTCATCCCCGCCGCGGTTTCTCCGGGGCCTGTATGGGCAAGCGCGGACCGGCCCTGCGTCCCTGCCAGCTAATCGTCAATCATAATCCGGAGGCGGCGTGGCTGATCTGGGCGCGGTGTGGGTGCAGGCGCGGGCGTACTGGGCAACGGCCCGGGAACGCGCCCGGCATGCGCGGCAGCGTGCCCGCAGCAACCGCCACGTGATCACCTCGGCCCTGCTGGTGGTGCTCGGCTTGGGCGGTGCGCTGGGCGGGGGTGCGGTGGTCGGTGAGTGGGCGCTGGGGCTGGTGCTGATCGCCGAGTCCGCCGGCCTGGTGTGGTTCGGCCTGTACCGGGATGACCGGAAGCCGGCGCGGGGGCGGACTGTTGGTGAGGTGCTTGAGGTGGAGCGGCGGCGGCCGTGGTCCGGCTGATCGACCGCCTGCTGGCCCGGGGCAGTTACGACAACTACAACGAAACCGCGTACTCCGGGGCGTATGAGGTGGCGGTCCCGGTGGCTGGCGGGCGGGGGAAGGAAACCGCCGCCGACCGGGTGGTGAATACGGCCCGGCAGGCGTACGACACCAACG